CTTTGCGTAACGAAATGGTTAAAATTTTTTTTATTTTATCGGCAAAAAAGCCGCGCCTTCCTCGCCCCGCATTGCATTTTGGGTCTGGGTAGTACCTACGGCGATGCCGTGCCCCGCCTGCACGCAAAAGAGGACACAGCGCAGGCTCTGATGCCTTGTGCCATGTCCTCTCTGAGGGGAGCAAGTGGAGTGGTTGGGTGCGACCGTGTGGTCTGTCCCCTTGTGCTCCACGCTACTACTATAGCACACCTCGATGTACTCTTGTGTACTCTCTTGTGCTTTCTTCTGTGTGCTGTGCTTCTGTGTGGTGCTGTGCCCCCTGTCCTGTGGTGCGCCCTGTGCCTTACCTGCCCTGCCTGTTGTGTGTCTGCGTGGTGCTGTGTCTGTGGTGTGTGGGTGCGTCATGCCTCCTGCTCTCCCTGCCCCTGTGGGTGTGTGCTACGGTGTACCCCTGTACCCCTGTGCTTTTCCTGTCTTTTTTCTGGGCATAATACCTGCCCCATATATGTGGGTTCTATATGCGGGCCTTATACGCTCCCTATATACGTGCCCTATTTTTTTAAGGCTTGCTATTTATGATCCGTTCTGTACACACAGTAAAAGCCGGCCCTTGGATTCCGAATGTGGATTTCCAAAAGTCGGCTTGAATTTTCGATGTTCTGTTTTTTCTTTTGTGGAATTTTCCCGGTAAAATTTCCAGCTTGATATTTCGTGATTATTTCTACTGATTTTTTCTACGTTCTATACTGCGTGGATCCGAAAAAGTCGCCAAGATATACCCGATGATTTCATTCTGGACATGGTTCGTAAATACAAAATATCCACGATGAAATTCCAATAGTCCTTCTCTGGATAATTCGCTTTTAATCTTCTGGGTTATCTTTTCCCATGATCCATCTTCGATGTCTCTCTCTTTATCGTAGTATCCGCCATACATTGCGCTTTCAAAATAGGCGAAGGCTTCATCGCTCAGTCCTGCCAGTTTTCCTGCAAATCCTCGTTTCTGAATGTCTTTGTACATTCCGTACTCCAATGCCAGTTTGTACATATGCACGCATGGCAGCTTGTTTTTCTTATAATCTTCGCAGTCGCATCCTGCCATGGTACAATGATGCACTTCCTTGGTATGTTTGTCTGTCATCGTTCCTTTGAATTTTAGGAAGCCTTTTTCTATCTTGACCTCTCCGATTCTGTCTCCGATGACTGCGTGTTTTAATACCGCCAATTGCGGCCCGTTTTTTGTATCTGTGTAATCTTTCAATCCCATATTGCTCCTCCTTTTAAGGGGTAGAATTTATCATCTGACAATAAGCTATTTTGTCAGTACAATTCTACCCCCCCCCCTACTCCGAAGTCAAACAATTTCAAGGCTTTGAGGGTTCTTGGGAGGAGGCGAATTCCTGTAAAATTGACTGTACTTTTTTGTATGTAAGCAGCTTGTCAATTCCTGCGTTGTAGTATTTGTTGCACGGGGTCCTTGTCATGTTTGCTTCCTTGCACACCTGCTTCCAACTCAAACAGTCAATGTGTCTGTATTCCAGTATGCTTCGTTCCGTGGAGTCCGTTGGTAAAAAATCCATGATCTTCATCACATTCAGCATGGTCTTTGCCATCTCTGCTTTCTGTGATTCGATTCTGTCCTCGATCTCCATTGCACGGATGACCTGCGTTGCCGGTCCGTCTCCTACGCTGTTGGTCTGGCTGCGTGGCACTGGGGAGTATTGCATCCCCTTTGTGCCGAGCATATTTTCTCTGAAAGTACGAAGTCTGGCTTCCAACTGCTTCTTTTTCATCTTGGCATAATAATATTGTCCGAGGTACTGTTTGAGAAGCAGTTTTTGTTCTTCTACCCCATTTGCCATGCTGTCTGGTGTCATAGTTTTCCTTCTTTCTAATCCCTGGGTTTGTCCTCCGCAAGGAAGTATGCTTTTCCGCCGAGTATCCTTACCTGCTTGAGTACCCGGTCTTTGTTCTCCCAGTCTCGTATCTCTACTCCACGCTCCTGCAGGATGTTTATCTGCATTTCTATGGATGAGAGCATTGCCGACACCGGAAGTTGTCTCATTACCTGCGTTGCGTCCGCCAGACTGGAATTCATCCCGAATGGCTTACGCTTTGGTTTACCTTTTGCCATGTTTTTATATCCATCCTTTCACTGTTGCAACTATGAGAAGCACAAAACCTGCAACCATAGCGATTGGTGTTAAAAGTATAACCAGTGCCGCTCCCCAGGTAGCAAACGCTTCTATGTATCTGGTTTCCTCACAGGTGTCTATTCCGCCACAAGGCTGACGCATGACTCCATCGTCATTCATTCCGCCATAGCAAAGTCCATCACATCCGTATTGTTTTTTTCTGCGTTCTCTTGCTTGCGCTTCAGTTTCTTTCTTTTTCATTTCTTGCCACCTGCCATTTCATGGATTATTGTGCGGACGATATGACCGATTACCTTTGGCTCATCCCAGTCATCCGGTGCGCTCAATATACACCCGCATATCTTATGCTCCCCGAACTTCTCCACATTGAATGGGCAGCCATCGCATGAGGCGTGTGTATATTCATGATCCGTTCCCTTGCCTTCGATTACCTCATGCGTGTACTTCCTGCAGATGGTCGCTGCTTCTGTCATAAACTTTGCCCAGTAGAATGCCCACTTTGCATTGATTGCCTTTTTGAATATCTTACTCTGCCTGCTGATTTTCTTTTTTCAGTCTCATCCTCTGCCTCCTTTAATTTCTGCCCACACCACGGACAGTGCGGATATAATTCCCTGCCTTTTCTGTATGGATTGATTTTTCTGTATGGATTGATAACGGCTGCGTTTTCGCAGTTTGGGCATACCATCACAATATCTCCGAATGCTGCTTTCTGTATGAGTGGTTTCGGGATGTCTTTCTCGCTGATCGTTCTGTAGCATCTCAGCCTTCTCTTGATGATATTATGATTAAATTCCACACCGCAGCCATTGCCATCCCCGTACCATACTCCGTGCAAGAACGGAATTCCTGCCCATTGCCCGATTTTGTCGCACATCACAATTCCGTATGCTTCCTCATCCGGACACCACACTGGCTGTCCTGCCATTTCCTTCAATTCCTCGATTGTCAATGGTTTCTGCTCCATCATCGCTCCTCCCATTCTTCACAATCCTTGCCGTCATCGTATGCCGTTTCTATTGCAAAGCCTTCTGCACTCTCATTGAAACATTGAAACTCTCCACAGCATTTTTTGTGCCAGTAGCAGGTGCCGCAGCACTTATTCTCATTGTCCATCCTGTATCCCTCCTTCCCAGTTCCATAGTCCTTGCTTTCCTTTTGCCGGAATTGGCTTATTGAATAATATTGCATCTGCCATTACCCATGCGTATCTGCCGATAGTATAATCTCCGAATGCTAACTCTGCCGGATTCTCTCTTTGCAGTTTTCTTCGATAGGCTTCATCGATCTGGAAACAATCCACGAGATTTGCTTTCCCGATGATTGCTCCTGTCGGTAGTTTATTTACTACACCTGCGTCCTGGAAGCGCTTCAATTCTTCCATCGGGATATGTAGCAGGATTCCGCTGTGGTCTGTTTTGGCTGCGTGGATGAGGATTTCTCCACGATAGCTTGTTTTCCATGACCGTGTTTCGTTATGTTTCTGCCCAGTCGCCAATAGCGTTGCCCATGGTTGCCATACTGTTATTGCTTTCACGATTCTTTCACTTCCTTCTTCTGCATTCTTCTGTAATATGCCTTGATAATCTGTCTATATCTGCGCTTTGGCTTTTTGAGGATTATGATGTTGAGGTGTTCGTCAGACAACGCCATATCATTGACTGGCTTTATTTTTACTCTCATCTTCCGCTCACTCCCTTCTTTAAGGCGCACATGGTGCAGAGTCCTTTTGCTCCCTGCGCCTTGGCTACTTCTGCCAGTGGCAGTTCCCAACACTGTGCACCGCACTCCGGGCACTTGGTCAGCTTCCAGTTCTTGCGTCCTGTTGGCACATTTACCTTCAGCGGCATACAGTAATATCCGCCACGGTCAGTTGCTTTTCTCGGTTCGATTGCTACTCTCATTCTGTTTGCTCCCTTGCTATTTCTGTGTCAGTTCCGGCAGCAGGATTTCTGCTACTTCCTTTTCCGAAGTGACTACCCATGCCCTACCGCCTGCCTTGCGGATCTGCTTTATCGTCTGCTCCTGCATCTTACTCAGTACCCCGATGAATGGCCGCTTGACCTCGAATCCGTAATACCTGCCATTGATGATGCAGGTAATGTCTGGGATTCCCTGTCTGGAGTACGGGCCGGCTGCTTCTTTCCATGCGATGGCATTTGGTGCGTTATCCTTTATCCAGTCGAGGATTTTCTTCTGGAAGTAGCTTTCCTTTGGCATCTTCTCCCGGATGAATTTGTCGGCCGCTTCCCTGGTGCTTATGCCCTTATTATGCTCTATGGTATAGTCTTGCAATTCTTCGTAGGTTCTGAAGGAGGTATAATCCAGTTTTCCTCCACGCATTACATGGCGGATTGCTTCCTCTGCTGTTGGGTCTGGATACCCTTCTGCGTTCTTTGCTGTCATCGTCTGCCTCCTTAAAATCTGGCGGACACTCTCCCTGTGATGTGGAGTTTTCCGTTTTTCTCTACTGCATTGAAGTATCGGTGTCCTTTTGCCACCTCTGTCGCCAGTTCGTCTGTGAGTGTGACGATTCTACGGTAATTGCCGCTCTTGGTTGTGATGAGTGCTCTTTCTCTATCCCACACTGGCTGATTGTTTTCTCCCATGACGACCTTCTCTACTCCATCTTCCACCGCCAGTTTCGGTACTGCTTCAATCTTGATGATCATGTCTCTCCATCTCCTTTTCGATTTCTTCTTTATGTTCCTCGTAAACCCTGCACTCGGTACAGGGTTTTTCCGGCTCTACGCATTTGTCCGAAAGAATGATACAAAACCACGGCAGGCTTCCTTTGCGCTGCTTTTTGGCTCTGGCTCGCTCTCTCATCTGGGACAGCAGTTCCATCATGCTCATACTGGTGTTGCCTCCTCAAATACCGGGGCGGTTGCCTCCTGCATGGTCGGCTGATCTGCATATTCCGCTGATCCGTTGTCTGCGTATGCCAGTTTGTTTCCCTCATTAGCTTCCATGAAGTGGCTTGCCTGTGTGTCTGCGGAATGCAGTGCCCAGATCATCGGGTGCTTGTCGATGGCATTGTTAAATGATAAGGTGTCGGCTTCGGTGTATCCCATGTGCCATCTGATGGCATATCGTTCCACTGGCTGAAGCTTCATGTATTCCTCGATCATCATTACCGACTTTTCTCCGTGTCCGTATGGGATCTTGTCATCCACTGCGAATGCTTCGTACTGCTCCCACTTTCCACCTACCTTGCGGTTTCTGATTTCTGTTGTGTAGAAATAGGTCTTGCAGATGTCATGGAGCAGTGCCATGATGATCACATTTTCCTCTGTCACTCTGGCTGCCGGAACTCCTGCGACCTCGTATGAGTATGTGCCGTCATCGTTCTTTGTGAGGTTCGCCCTCAGTGCATCCAGTACATTGAGTGAGTGCTGCAGCAGTCCGCCTGTCACTGAAAGGTGGAATCTGGTGCTTGCAGGTGCTGCGTACATATCACTCTTTCTGATAAATGCCATCAGCTTGTCCACTCCGTCTCTTGTTACCTTTGCCATCTCTGCTTCAAATCTGTTGATGTTTGCCTGTCTGTTATCCATTGTCTTGCTCCTCCTTATTCTTTAATCCCTCAGCCAGAATGTGGCACGCTCCGGCTGTGATGATCATTCTCTGTTCTGATTCCCACTCTGGTTTCTTCTCCCAGATGTTCTGTTCCTGGTCTACAAGGAACTCTTTTGTCAGATCGTTATAAATCTTCGGTGGCGGTCCGTCCTCATCGAAGCACTCCGGTGCTGCGTATAAGCAACAGTGTTGTTGCCAGTAAGGTATCCACAGATTCCAGACTGCTATTCTGATTTCTTCCACCACCTGTAGAAATTTCTCGACACTGTATTCCTTGTAGAGTGTCCTGCCGAGTTCCTTGCCTGTTCCGGCTCTCCGTTTTTCCTCAAGCATTTCCTGTATCTGCTTTATGAGAACCTGTCCGGCATCATCGTTTTTTATAACGATGTCCTGTCTGATTCTCCTGCCGGAGATCTGATCCGCTACTTCCTTGATGCTATCCTTTAGTTCCCGGTACGGTTTCTTGTACTTGGTCTTTAGGAGTTCCTCTGGCACATTCTCGTCATTCTTTTTTAGTGTCTCCAGTAGCGATTTCAGCTTTTCTTCATCCTTTTGGATGCTTTCATCTTCCATTCGCACCACCCTTTCTGTCTCCGAACACCTAATGCTCCATTTTTCTACCGCACACCTACGTGTTCATTTAGGTGTGCGGTGTGAAACCCTTGATTTTACTGGCTTTATCGGGGTTACTAAACACCTAACACCTAATTTTTGAAATACACCATGTTTTTTTAGTGATTTCTGTGACTAACCTTTCATGCAGTCACACAATTTTCCGTAAATACAATAAAAATAGTGATTTAGGTGTTTTAGGTGTTTAGATGTTATTAAAAGCCTTGATTTTACTGGGTTTTTTACTAAACACCTAACCGAACACCTAACTAAACACCTAATTTTAGGTGTGTGGTTTTTTAAGGTTTTTTATAACTTTTTAGCGATTTTGGTCACATAATTTCCAGTCACACAATTTTTTCTGCTCCATGGTTTTTGTGACTAAATCGCAAATTCTGTGACTAATTGAACGGCAGCTTATCTGCTTCCTCATCGGGTATGGTCTGCCATCCGTCATTTGTTCCCGGCAGACTCATCTGCTGCGGTTTCATCTGCTCTGCGATTTCTTCCTCCTCCAGTAACGGGTCCTTTTCCTCTGCGAGGTCGCCCAGGTGGAATTCCACAAAGCGACAGTTTCGATTGTTAAACCATTTTGTTACGGAGTTCTTGGTGCTGCCATCCTTAAGGACTGATACTCCGATCAGGCCCTTATCTGCGAGGTATTTCAGTGTCTTTCTGGATGAGTACCCTGCTTTCGTGAGTGCCTGCGTCAGCATGGATGGGAAGATGTATGCGTTCTTGTTCTGGATCATGCCAAGGCACGTTCCGAAGGCTTTCTCCCCGAAGCTGTCCTTGTTTGACAGTATCCAGTCCACGATGTACTGCGTGGCATTCTCGTTTACATCTCCGGTGTCTGCGTTCATCTGCTCCTGTAGGATGTTCCTTGCCATCTCTTTGGCTCTTTCCCATGATTCCGGGTCGATTTGTAGGTTTTCCGTGTTTGTTTTGGCTGATTCCGTATCAAATTCTCCATTTTCGTACCGTTTCAGCCATTCTCCGTTATTAAATACCCATGTGTCGATGATTGCGTCTGCCAGTGCCACCGCTGCGATGCCTGCTATGTGTGATCCGCTCTTTCCTTTGCTGATCTGGTATACATACTGCATCATTTCATCGTATTTCTCCGTGATGCTTCTTTCGTCTGTGTGCAGGAGCATTCCGATGTAAGCCGGTCCCGCCCATCCGCAGTTCATTCCAGACTGCTGATGCATGACGGAGGCTTCCCTCTCATCGTCAAATGGTCCGCCGTATATTTCAAGCACACGGGTGCTTACACCTGTCTGCGATGTTTCTGTTGATAGTGGTTCTTCTCCGGTTGCCAGTGCCACGGTTCTCCATGTCTGTGTTGCCTGGATGCCACCGCTCTTTGCACCTCGTATCTTTCCTGTACCACTGGCGATCATGTACACGATTTTCTCCAGTGAGTTCTGGTTATTTCCTGCCAACTGTCGCTCATCAATTCCGAGCGGAAGGTCGCAGTAAAAGGATGCGGTTCTCTCCAAGCCTACCTGCGTTGCATTAAAATTTACCATCAGTCTTTCCGGGTCGCCCCATACGGAGAGTGCTGCCTTAAGTGCTGCGGTCTTTCCGCCTTTTGAACCGCCCCAGTTGTACACGAAGAATATTCGTTGCTTTATGATCCGCAGGAGCGGTGCTGTGAAACTGGCCGCCAATATGAACCGGAACTTGTCTCTGCTTCGGTGTGGCTTTATCATTTTGAGCCAGTCCGCCATTGTTCCGTTCTGGCAGTATGCCGCTGCCATGCCCCTCTGCGATGGGTCAATGTCCAGAACGATATCCTTGTCATGCCCCGGCACGAACCGCTTTCCGGATTGCCATCCGAATGTACTTGTGGAGTCTGCTTTCTTTATGATGTCTATGTTCTCGGCTTCCAGTGCCGCCAAGAATTTTACGATGTGCTTTGCATTCTCCGATGTGACGGTGCATCCTAAGTCTGCCAGTGCTGTGATAGCTCTGGATGTGAAGATGGTGCTTCGTGGGTAGATTGCCTTGTGCCACTGCCCATCCCTCTTGAATGCTACCTCTATCTTTTCCTCTCCTGTTTCCATGCTCCGCAGTCGCTGCGTGATAATGATCGGGGTTCTGCATACCATGACTGGTGCATACTTCTTTTCATCAATCACGCTGATTCCCTTTTCTGAATAAATCCAACCTTCCGGCTGTCTTAAGTTCACAGGTGCTCCCTCGACCGCTTCTGGGATGTTATCTTCCTCGATGTCTATCTGCTCTGCGTTGCTGATTGCTTTTCGGATCTTCTCGGCCGCTTCCTCTTTGCCATACTTCATATAAACTTCCGATGGGTCCTTGCATCCGAGTGTCCGACAGCTCCATTTGTATACTTCTCCTACGAACTTTCCTTCCCGGAGTGCCCTTGTGACTTTGGCGAGGAATGCTTCCCCGCCTTTGTCCGGCTCTACATGGATGTAAAGTTTCAAATCCTGCAGGACTCCTGCCCAGTCTGCCCGCATCATGGACGCTCCCGGTATTCCGAGTGTGCTGATTCCCATGTACCACATGGACTGGGAATCGCTCTCGCCCTCGACCAGTACTGCATATCCGATATTCCTTATGGCTTCTATCTGCCATAATCCATACATACACAGCCTGTCTGTCTTTCCATATTCCCACCGGAACTGCTTTCCGCCGTATCTCTTACGGTGCAGTGCCAGATTTTTTTCTGCGTCAAAGTATGGTATGTATAAATACTGGACTCCGTTTCGGTCTTTCTTCGTCTGCAGGCAGCATTGCTCTTTCAGCCAGTCCTCTGGGAGACGCTTCTCGAATGAATACTGGGACACGGTGTAGTGATCCAGTCCTGGTTTCTTCTCTTTTGGTTTCTCCTGCGGCTCATTCAATGCTCCATACTTTTCCAGTATCTGCTTATAGGCTTCCTTGGTATCCAGTCCGTTCAGCTTTGCATAAAATGTGACGAAATTTCCGCCCTCATCCTCTGCGAAGCAGTGCCACATTCCGGTCTTTAAGTCTACCGAGAATGAATTGGCACGGTCGTCATGAAACGGACACAGACCTGTGAGGTTGTCGCCTGTGATCTTGTGCTTTTTGATAACGGAGCAGTATTCAGTTTTATAATCTACCAGACGGTCTAAATCGACCTCCGCTGCCTGTTGCATATTATCGCTCCAATCTACTAAGTATTACCTGTTCCAGTCCAAGTCTTGTGAAATTGATTGACTTGCCCTGCATCATGAGTTTGTTCGTCATGTAGTCGATTTCCTCATTCATTCCCTCGCTGATCACATTGTCCACGGTCACTACGAGGAATTCTTTGCACTGCATCATCAGACGCTTGCCTGCTTCCATTCCGAAGTATCTCTCTCCGGCGATGGAGTCATCCATAAATCGTGGGAAGTAAAGGTGTGGTGCAATCGGTATCTTTCCTTCACTGACTGTCTTGCTTGCTGCCCACTTCGCCACTTTGATATTTTCTTCCAGTTCCTCTCTGGTATCTGCCCTGTATCTGCTGCAGATATAGCACATCGGCATGAGTGCCGGATTTCTATTCTGTAACTCTCCCGGATAGCACTGTCCTGCGTACTTCCATGGCGAGTATCTGTTCTCTTTGTATATGGTGTCATAGATTGGCAGGTTGTCTACGATGTCTGCGACCTCGCTCATCTGGATCATAGTATCCGTCTGGTTGCCCGCATTCTCCCTAAAGTTGTAAACCATAGCCGCTTCCACGATGTCTCCCGGCATTAAGCATTCATCATCGTATCTGCCGGTCCAGTTATCAAATAATATCTGCATACTGTGCCTCCTTTGGATAATACCAGGAGCGTTTCCGCTCCTGGCTTGGTCTGCCTTAGTTGAACGGCAGATTTGCGTCTCCGTCTACATTCTGAAACTCTGACGCATCCACGGCGGCTCCGGCGTTGTAGTCTGCTTCGTCTACTTCTGGGATATTGCCTGCCATGGCTTTTACATTCTCCGCCATTGCCTTGGCTTCGGCTTTCTGTTCGTCCGTCAGCTTACTAACAAATGTGAAGGCCGCTCTGGAATATGTAATGCCGTCTGCTGACTTTTCTTTTTTCAGCGTGATCTTAGTTACCGCTTCGTAGCAGCGGAGTCCTTTGAGGAGGATTCGCTTGCCGATGTAATCTCTGATGTATTTCAGAGAGGTCGGTGGTAATGCGAGGATAATCGGTACAGGGTTGCTTTCCTGCAGGATGTAACATCTGTGGATGTTCTTGCAGGCTTTTCCTGCTCCGGCACTTCCGAACTGGTTATGCGGGCACTTGCTGCAGTCGTGGATTTCTCCTGTCTCACGTTCCACTCCCTGCTTTCCGTCATAACTTGAGCAGTCCGGCTGCTCGTTTCCGCCACTGTACTGTTCTGCCCAGTATGCGTTTACCGGATGATGGTGGAGGATTACTCCTGTGAGTTCCGTGCTCATCACAGGCTCGTCCTCTGTTTCTCCCGGAAGTTCAAATGCCAGACCACCACCGCTCGGAATCTTTGCCCTCTCGAATGGGATACTTCCCAGTCCGTCCATTTCCTCTGCAATCGCCTCCGCCAGTTCTCCGGTCAGCGTGACCAGTTCAAACTTCTTATCTGTTGTTGCTACCTCATTCTTTGCCATGTCTTATTCCTCCATTTCCTCTACATCTTCTTTGTTATTGTCTGCTTCCTCGAAGCCATCGTCCTCTGACGCTCCTGCTTCCTGCTCGTCCATGTATTCTTCCATCGGTGTTGGCTTTCCGCTCTCTCCGTAGTAGAGGTCGTCCATGATCCTCTGTGCCTGCGCTGCCAGTTTGATGGACTCCACAGCTACCTCAACCGCTGAATTGTAAAGGCTGCCGATTACATTGAGGACATCGCCGTCTCCATTCGGCAGGAGTTTTAAGAGGTCATCCATATCTGTCTTGGTGGATTTCATCTTGCCCTGCAGGGACGCATATCCCTCTGCTGCGATGCCGTATCCCTCATGGCGGTTCTTTACCTTGGTCGGGTGCTGATACTCCATAATCTGCCCCAGTGCGAACTTGGCAGTCGCCTGCATATTCTCTTTAAGGTCACGGTCACTTTCCAGCGTGATGTCAATTTCCATCTGTTCGTAGTCCATCTTTATACCTCCTGTGCTTTCTTTGCTCTGTTCAGAGCCTTGGTGTTGGCTTTTCTCTTGGATACCTTAAGTTCCGAATAAACGGAGAGTACCTCTGCCATTTCTTCCGGCAGTTCTCCATCGTTCTCGGCCGCCAGATTGTTCATCGCAGAGTCGAGGGTTCGTGGATCTACTCTTTCCGTGATGAGGTGTCCGAATCCCTGCTCTCTCAAGACATCGAAGAATACCAGACCTTTTTCCATCAGCTTTTCTTCTGAAATCTTGGAGTATCTCGTTTTCTCCTGCAGGCTGTACTTGAAGCCATCCACCGTAGTATCCGGCTTTTCCTCATCCACCATCTGCTGTGCGATTTCCTGTTCGAGGTTTTTGAGTTCCTCATTGTTTGCCTTGGTCTGCTCTGTTAATTCATCTTTCTTGTCGAGCAGTACCTTGAAGGCTCTGACCTTGTCGTCTAATGTTGTGACTGTTTCCATGTTGTTGCTCCTCCTTTGGTTTTATAATTCATTTCCCCACTGGTCCCAACCGTCACGCTCCACCCTTGCGAAGAGTTCCAGTTTCTTTGCTTGTGGGAAAAATGTTTCTAACATCTGATAGGCACATTCCGGCTTCTGGCTGTGATGCCGTTTGCTGTTCTCTCTGAGTACCGTGGAGAATGCTCCACGCTTGTCCTTGTCCGGGAGGATGATATTCCCCTTCTTGTAGAACCAGAGCAGGTACTCATGTGCGAAGCGCACCGTGTAGGCGGGTGCCGGTCCGTTGCCCTTATCCCATATCAGCCTTGCGTGGAGTTTATATCCAAGCAGGCTCATGATTTCCTCTGTCTGCGGCAGGTACTTGTCTATCGTCCACATGAATACATTGTGCTTTTCATTCATGAGTTCGTTTGTGACATAGCGGTGCAGTTCCATAATTCCGGGGACGTCCATTGTCTCGTATGGTACTGTTGTTCCGGTGCTGTTCGGTCTGGCCGCTTTCTTTCCGCCCCTGCCTTGCTGCCACGGTGGGTCCGTGTAGAGGATGTCATATTTACTTTCCGGATTAAAAATATCAATCTTTGCCATTGCGATACCTCTCGTCCTGCTGTTCCTGGTACTCTTTCATTGTTGGACGTTTTCCGTCTAAATCATCCCATGTATATAAGCAATGATTCTCGTCCTGCCAGTTTGCTTTGTAACGATACATAAACCAGAGTTATCTGTATCATGCTTGTACACATAAAATGCGAGGATCTTTTCCAACCATTTTTCAGAGTTTTTAAATCTGGACTCCCAGATTTCCCCTTTTTCATTGTTGTAAATCGTGAAGGTTTTCCCCAGTCTGTTCAAAACAAGAGCAGCAATTTTATACCCTTCTCCAAACTGTCCAACTGTGTCCTCATTGTTTGCTTTGCTGCTTCGTCCTAAAAGCAGGGTATTTATCTTAAGGACAGATTTTTGATTTACAAGTCTGAGTGTTTTTTCTTTTCCGTTGTAAATGATCTGGAACTTATTCTCCTTATCCAGTACCTCTTGGTTTGTGCCATTCTGGATTAATTCTCTAAGCGCATCATTAAAAGTCCAATCTGACACATAATTTGGTGTCAGTGTTAATTCATAGCATTTTACATCTATATCTTTCTTCATTAAAAATAATCCCTCCATGTATCCACGACTGTTTTTGCCAGATCCTCTTTCTTTGCCAGTGCTTTCAGCACCACTTCGTCTATCGTTCCCTCTGTGATGAGGTGGATATAAGTGCAGGCATTCTTCTGCCCGATACGGTGGATTCTGGCAAGGCTCTGACTATATGCTGCATAGTTGAAGTTGACCGAATAATACACACAGGTGTCTGCGGCCGTGAGTGTGATTCCCAGTCCTGCGGTATCGATCTGTGCAAGGAATACCATCGTTTCTGGGTTCGTCTGGAAGTCCTTGACGATGTCGCCCCTGTCCTCCAGTTTCACATCTCCATAGATTTCTCCGTAGCGGAGTTTCTTCTTTTTCAGCATCTGCCCGATGATGTCTATCTCCGGTCTGAAACGTGCGAAGATTACCAGTTTCTTTCCTGCGTCCACCACATAATCGTCCACGATTTCTTCCAGTGCGTTCAGTTTGCCCTTGCTGACCAGTTCTGGCTTTTCCTCGCCGTCTGCCACTAAAAATCCGCCAGTGAATTGCTGAAGGCGAAGCAGCTTTGTCAGCACGGTCGTTGCGCTGATCTGCCCGCCACTTTCCAGTTCTGCGAAACTCTCACGCTTGATGCGGTCGTAGATGTTCTTTTCCTTTGCCGACATCGTTATGTATCTCTGCAGGAATGTCTGCTCCGGCAGGTCGAGTGCTTCGTCCTTGGTCACTCGGTATGCGATGGAGTGCTCTTTCTGGATTAACTGGTCGAGGTCTTTGTATCCCACGATCTGGTGTCTGTTAAATCCGCCCATGATGGCATATCTGTTTCGGAACTGATAGAAGTTCGTTCCGAAGATTGTCGGGTCAAGGAAGCGGTACTGGCTATACAGGTCGATTGCATTATTCTGTACCGGAGTTCCGGACAGGATAAGTTTGTACTTTGCCTGGTCGCCCAGTTTGTGCATTGCCTTGGACTGCTCTGCATCGTGGCTCTTGATTCTCTGGCTCTCATCGCAGATGATCATGTCTGCGTTCCATTCATACAGTGCGTCAAAGATGCCTTCTCTCCATGTGGATTCGTAATTGATAACGGCTACCTTTAATGCCTTGAATGGGAAGTTGTCGAGATCGTTTAACAGCTTCAGCCTGCGGTTCTTGTCTCCGAGCAGTACCTTGATGTTCGCCTTAAAGTCCGCAAATTCTGCGAAGTCCTTGGGCCATACGGAGCAGACGGAGGTTGGTGCTACCACCAGTACCTTTTCCACCTTACCCATCTGGTAAGCCGTGCCTGCTATCATGATTGCTGTTAGCGTCTTTCCGCATCCCATTTCAAAGAGCAGACCGAAGCCTTTATGCGTTTCTGCCATTGGTTTTTACCTCCTTCCTGTGATTTTCTTTTGCTTTCCGGTGCTCCAAGTTTCGCACCATCCTGTTCCAACCTGTTTCCTGCTGCTTGGTTGCTGCGGGGTTGCGACAGGATATGTAATCTTTGTTATTGCTGCTCATCTGTATCCTCCTCGCTTAGTATCATGGCGATGCCTTCCATCACGAACATTGCACACGGAAGTGCTATGCCGTTGCCCCACATCTTGTATTTGGCTGAGTCGCTCTCCGGGTCTTTCAGCCACTTGCGGATCTGGTTGTCTGTCTTTTCCTTTTTGCTCTCGCCCATGGCTTCCATCTGTGTTCGGAACACCTCTCGCCAGTGATCGATATCTTCCTGCGTTGGTTCTGGTATCCCCAGTTCCTCTGCCCAGTTATCCGGGAAGCCTTGCAGTCTGCAACACTCCAACGGTGTGAGCCTGCGGATGATGTACTCCCAGAGAATGAGGTCGGTGCTATCCTTATAATCCCTGCGCTTCAGACAGGAGGCTTTCTCCGATTCCTCGTATTCCCCGATTGCCTGTTGTGCGAAGCAGGCTACTCCGTGTCTGTCTGCGGCCGTGAGCGTGTTCGCAGGTGCTCCCGGTTCTCCGATGCCGAGTCCATTGGCAGAGCCGTCATTGTTTCTGGTATCTCCGCCGCCCTTGTATCGGGTCGCCTTGTCTGCTATCGGGATTGGATCGAATAAGGTCTGCGTATTGTGTGTACTGAGCGTTGCACTCTTATCTGTCTGCATCAATGCTCCCTTACCTCCTCCCTCGCATCCGCTTCTGATCTGCAATGTGATTGGCTGAGGATGAGTGGCACATTGCCCCCCCCAGTGCCCATGCGACTGGTCAGCGTTGGTACGTTACTGTCCTCTGCTATCGTCACTCTGCTGTCCTGTGGGTGGTTTTCTAATACGATGGGTACATTGTTACCGCCGGTCCCCATCTTCGTTGTGAGCGTGGGCGATACCTCGCTTCTGTCTGCTACTCTGCGCCTGTCGCTGATGTCATAGCACTCGACATCAGCTGCGCCTGTCTTATGAGTGCCTGTCTTAATATCTCCGGCAGTTCTTTGCCACGCTTCTCGGCTCTCCGCAAAATTCCCAGACAAGCCTTCACGGACAAATAGTATTTCCGGTGCGGTGTCTCCTCCAAAATCTGCGACAAGGTAGATACGCTTTCTTCTTTGGGGCACTCCCCAATATTGAGCGTCAAGTGTTCGCCAAGCGACTGAATACCCATCGCCCATGATTGCGCCTTGCCCCCCCCACTTGTTTTTCGGAGGTCTAGGAATTGAAACATTTCCTTCTGAGATTTGGCAGATTTCTTCGAGGACACATCGGAAGTCCTCTCCTTTGTTGCTCGAATATGCTCCGGGCACGTTCTCCCAGACCATGTATCTTGGTCTGATCTGTTTTCCTGTTCTGCCTGCTGCTCTGTCACTTTCTCTCATCTCCTTTATGATCCGTATCTGCTCACGGAACAGATTGCTTCGTGAGCCGTCCAGACCCTCACGCTTTCCGGCTATGCTCATGTCCTGGCATGGAGAGCCGCCTGCGATGATGGTCACTGGCTCTAAGTCTGCGCCGTTTAATTTATTGATGTCTCCGAGGTGTTTCATTTCCGGGAAGTTCTTTGTGGTTACCAGTATCGGGAATGGCTCTATCTCGCTTGCCCATATTGGTCTGATTCCGAATATCGATCCTGCCAGTTCAAAGCCACCGCTCCCGGAGAACAAAGACCCCATTGTTATTTCCTGCGTCATTTGTTATCCCTCCCCATTTGCCACAAAAATTGAAAGGACTTGCTTTCCGTCTGGTTGTGAACCATCGCTGACACGAGCATTGCTGCCATGCGGAGTGAAAGGTTGATATTGCCTTTTGTGTACTTCATTGCTCTTTCATACGCATCGAAGAACAACTGCAGTATCGTTTCCTCGGCTTCTATTAATTCTTTCTTTTCTCGATCTGTCATCTTTACCACCCTAGTTTCTTTCCGCACCAGTGGCAGTGCGTATGATTTCGGGAGGTTCTCTTTCCGCAGGCAGGGCAACAGTAAAAGTCCATACCTCTCTTTATTACTGGTGCTTCTGTCTCGTATTTTTCGACCATCCGCTTATGCTCATCTGCCATGCTCTGGTAGTCATATATGATGTCCATCGCCTGCGTGAGTGCTTCCTCGACCTTTTCCGCCAGTTCGACTTCCATTTCGAGATCCCCCTCGCTGATCATCTTCGTATATCCTGCCTGTGCAGTCTTAAGGTATGGGATGATTTCTGTTTCCTTGATATGTATCACTTCTCCGCCTCCTTTGGTTTCGGTGGGTCTACCAGTCCGAATGTCATGAGTGCCATATTATATCCTCGCACCTGGTGCGTGAATGGCGACACCTTGACTGGTGGTGGGATGAGTGGCTCTGGCTTCGGGTTCATGCGTTCCCGGTCGACTGCTGCCATTACTTCGTTCAGCTTCTTTCGCTCTGCTTCGATGGACGGTGGCAAGTTTACCAGTCCTGCCAGTCTGTTCAGCAACTCGATGTCAGCCGGTCCGCTTAGCGTCTGCGTCTGCCTGCTCCACTTCATCTTTCCCCAACTCTTTATGATTGTGAACTGGACATTGTCTGCTTCTCTTATGAGTATCTGTCCGTCCTTCATTGCCATTTTCATTGTTGGTTACTTCCTTCCTGTTAGTCCGTGTTTTCTTCGTATTCGTCTCTGGATATTACTCTTACCTTTTCAACTGGGATGTGGCAGAACTGCGCCATGCCTTCCTTCTGGCTCTCTGCGTATTTCGTGAAATCAGCCTTCTGTAATCCGCTGAGTGAAATATCTACAATCGTTGCTGCGTATCCGACTGTGCCTTCTCCGCCATATATCTCTGCGTCCTTTACCTCGAAGTAAATTCCGAGCGACATTGTTATATTGTCCATGCTTGCCTCCCCTTCCTGCGGCCGTTCATCTATTCTTCCGTGTAGAATGTGTGGTTACCGTGTGTGAATAATTTTTTCAGTGTGGTGTTGTGCCATGTGGTTTCATCCGTGGTTCTCTCGAAGTATGTCGCTCCTCGGCTCTCATCCCAGTGCTCTACCTGCACCATTTCCAGTGCCCGGTAGCAGTCTGCGTCCGGTTCTACCCTGTCGTATCTTCCATTTTCGTATGCTGCGAACTGGGTATCCTCTGTGATCACTCCCTCGATGGTATCCGGGAAGTCATCGCTCCATACTCGGTTCAGCACTACCAGTATGACCAGTGCCTTGCCCTCGGTGTCCTCGTCCTCTGCTTCCGCCATGGCGATTTTCGCTAATCTGTAGGAGTCATCTGCATCCCAGTCCAGACTGCCGATTGCTGCGGTCGTTGTCGGTACTGGTGTCTCAGTGCTCTGGAGGATTGCGTTGTAGTAGGATTGTTCCTCTGCCTGCTCTGCTGCCTTGTATGCGTCACGCTCTTTGCACATCTGTTCATATTCTTCCTGCGTCAGCCATGTGTCCGAGCCTTCCACCTGCACCATGCCTATGTGGTTTTCCTCTGTGTACTCGCTCCAGTCCGGCATCGGTTCGTTTGCCCATGCGATAAGCAATCCGACAAACATTCCCGCTCCCACTATTACCGCTACTGCATCCCCTGCTATGCGCTTCAGCTTTCTTTTCAGAATTCGCTTCTGTCTCCTACTGAGTTTCAAATCGTCATGCACCTCCTGCTTACTTCTCGACTGCTTCCAGTCTCTTTTCCTTCCTGTTGTAGAGGATCATCTCTTTCTCATCCTCTGAATGGAGCATATAGTCATCTGGGTTCATTCCCTTCTTGACCAGTATCTCTTTCTGATTCCTTGTCAGTTTCTTTGGCTGTTTCATATGCTCTCTCCTTTATACTTACTTGACTTTTACCAGTACCTCATTATGCTCTCTAGGCTTCTTGGGTCTGGCATGGAACAGGTTCTCCAAGGCTTTGAAGAGTAACTGTTCCGTTCATGCTCCCTGAGTATTCTTTGGGGTAGCTGTACTAGTCGCCTGCAGTGCGGTCTTTTTCATTCCCCGCTACCGAGTGTTAAATCGCACCCACGCATCCATGCTCTCGGTATTCTCTCTCTGCGTGTTTCTCATCTGCCTCCGAACCGTTGTTGTTTTACTTGGGTCTGCGTTCCCTACCCCAATTACGACAGCCATTCATGCAGGCTCATGTCCTGCTGCCGGAGCGATTTACTGCGGCGGCTCGCTCCTACCTATCGGTTTTTATTCTGGTCGATGCTTGCCAGTGTGTTTCTTCGATATTCAGTTTTTAGGTATGATGCATACGCATCGTTCTGTTTTCTTGGTATCTGTCGCCTGCACCGGGCAGGTGTAGTTGATCTTGCCATTGTCAGTGCTGCTTCGGAGCATTCCGCTTTCGTACAGGTGCTTCCTTGCGTATCTGGCACTCACTCCCTTTGTACTGCAGAAGTGATTAAACTCTGGAACTCTGATGCGGTATTCTCCGTCCTCCAGTTCCTTATCCTTGGTCAGCTCTGTCACAAAGGCATCTGTGTCAATCAGTGCGGTCTGCTTGTTCAGTGCTCTCCATTCTGCCAGTTCATCAAGTCCGTTGATGTCAACCTGTGCCTTGCTGAACACATCCAGTATCATGGGAATTCTTTCATCCGGGGCCGCTGCCAGTATCTTTGCTATCTGTATGGCAGTCTTGATATCCAGTTCTTCCATTCCACTTGCTCCTCTCTGTTAGATGGAATGCTGTGCGACCTCTGCCTTGTACGGTTCTCCACCTCTGGCGAGTTCACGGTACATGGTAGCCGAGTGGACACCGATTGCCATCGCCATCTCATCTACTGTTTTGCCCTGTGCGTTCAGTGCTTCGATTTTCTTTCTGTCCTCGAATCCGATGCGCTTGTACGCTTTTCTCGGTCGCTTATTGGTTGCCATTGCTCTCCACCTCCTCTGTTTTTAGGCAAAAAAATAAATGCGCCAGAGTGATTATTCACTCTAACGCATTTATCAATTTCTTATAAAAATTAAAAATGCGAAGTGAGTTATATCACTCATTTCGCATTTATCTTATTACTTCACGAATGAAAAGTCAAACAATAAATGCAAAACTTTACTTGCGAAACATTATTTCATCATTTTGCACAACTCTGTTTGCGTTTTGTTGGTAAATTTGCACAGACTACCCCTCTTTTCGTTTTGCTCTCTGCTTATTCTACTCTATTTATGCCAGTCTTGCCAGTTCTTCCTGGAACAATTCGCCGGATGTTTTCCATCCGAACATCTCCCTTGGGTAGTCGTTGATCCAGTCCTCTACCCTCTGGATATCGTCCTCTGTCCGGTCATCGAAGTTCTCTCCCTTTGGTATCTTCCTGCGCACCAGTCGGTTCTGGTTTTCGTTGCTGCCACGCTCAAAGGAGCAGTATGGGTGGCAGTAGAACACGGTCACTCTCTTTTCGGACTCATCTGCTGCCGACTGCTGCATTCCCTCCCAGTCAGCGAACTCCGAGCCATTGTCCACGGTTATGGTCTTGAACACCTGCCCGAATCGCTCTCCCCATTCCGCTTCTAACTGATCCAGTCGCTTGCAGACCTGCTCAGTCGTGTGCTCATATAAAAGGTATATGAGTTCGTTCCTGGTCTTTCTCTCTGTCAATACCAGAAGGCTGTGTTTACTTTCCCCTCTCTTGCCTACCACTGTGTCCATCTCCCAGTGTCCGAATTCCTCTCTGGTGTCGATGTCCTCTGGCCGCTTCTCTATGCTTGTACCTGCGTTGGCTCTCGCCTGCCTGCGGACTTTCTTATTCTTCTTTTTCCGTCTGCCTTTTACTGGGAGTTCCTTATTTGTGATTGTGAGGAATATCCCCTTGTCGATGTAACTGTAAAGGGTCGGCTTGCTGATCTCTGTTTCAAACTCTAACCCTTTGGCTTTAATTTCTCCGAGGACTGCTCCGGGCGAGTATCCGTCCTCTGCTATCTTTGTTTCTATGTACTCTGCCAGTCTGTGGTCTTTGCCTATCTTAAGGTCTGGACCCTTATCTCGCAGGTTCTGTTGATACTTATCCTCTGCGATGTCTGGGGAGTACCGTTCTTCCTCTGTCAGATCTGAATTGGTATGTGTGTATGTTCCTCTCTTTATCTCACGGTATATGGTGCTGACATGGACTCCTATCTGGTCAGCGATTTCCTGTTTGCCGTGTCCTGCTTTCAGCAGTGCTTCTAATTTCAGCCTGTCGGCTCTGGATAACTGTTTAAATCTGCGCATGGCAGCACCTCCAAGTGGTGCTTTTATGGTTATATTTTTGTTGAATTTATGGGTTATAAAAGACTTAAATACCTCCGCAACCCAAGGTAATATACAGACAACCTAAAGGAAAGGAGGTGCATCCGATGAATTTGGATGATTTGGTTTCTAAAATAAATAAGCTGAGTAAAGTTGTTCGAGCCCTTACTCAGCTTGCATTGGAAATCGGAACGCTCGTAGCGGTTATCCGATTCATCATCTTATGATGATGGCTTGGGGGAGGGGTCCACCTCTCTCCCTTGCTTCTCAAAATATACCACACGATTGGAGGTCTTGTCAATGAAACGGTTATGTGTTTCAGTTTCGGTTCTGGCTTTTCGGATAGCGGAGTTGCTTATCGTGGTTTCTGGTCTGCTTCTCCTGCTTTCCAGAATGTAGCCGGTCCGTCCGGGGCAGTGCATCTGCTCCGGCTCTAACCCACCGATGTCTGGTCCCAAGTCCAGAAGGCAGAAGCGTGAGGGGAACAAAGGACAATGCCATGTCTGAGTGATGTCTGACAAGTTTGCCTGGTTTTTAATGTGAAAGCCTTAAAGGTAGGAGGAGTTATTGGTTTTTACCGATTGCCTATCGCAACTCGTTGATTTTGTTTCCTGCGTTGCAGAGAAAGGGTTAGGTGATGTGTAGCCGAGCACGAGGTCTTATCTGGTGTACCGTAACACTGGACGCTCTCTCCAGTCGGGCGAGACCGATGGGCGACATGGCTTATTGTTCCTTTTTTGAAAAACGGCGATAAATTTCCGGCGGTAAAACTCCGGCGATAAAATCTGAAAGGATCTGATAAAATGATTTATATTGATAAGTGCCGCACCGACCTCGGTGTTACCGTGGACGAGTGGGCGGTTGATGATAGATGTCGGTTCTCTGATTCCGGCAAGGTCGGCATAGGGACTGGTGTTCGTGTGCTCGATATTACTGACAAGTTTGGCGATGTTCTGGTTCGCCTTGTGATTTCGGATTCCTGCTCTGACAATGTCAGCAGGTTCTCCTGCAGGGAGGTGTTGTCTCATGAATAAAGAACTGCTTGAGCCGATCATGCGTGCTCACGGAGATAAAAACAAGGACTTGGCTGCGGCCATTGGTATGTCCGTTCCGAACTTCTCCACCATCTGGAATGGTCGTGGCGAGTTTGCTCTGAAGTATATCCGTCTCATTGCCCGGAGATATTCTCTTACCCCGGAGCAGGTCTATAAAATCTTTATCTTTCCGCAGGGGTAATCATTGCCCCTGCTTTTTCTTTGGCTTTCAAATCTGCCCCATTTAGGCAATAAAAAAGACCCAGTGGGTGTTTGTTCCACTGGGTTGCTTTTCGTCTTATTCTGGCTGTCACGGTGCGCCACGCTCTGGGTTCTGCGTTGCGGTGTTCCCAACATTTATGTCGGTCACATCGTCCGGGTGCTTACCCCCTTTAGAACCCCCCCTGCGGCACATCATACCTCCACTCTTTTTATAAGTCAATCGCCAATTACAGAAGTTCATTGACCTTCTTCTGCACGGCTGCGTAGTCGTATCCGGCTGCCTTCAGCTTCTGCTTTCTGGTTTCGCCGTTGCCCCACTTACCTGCGATCACTTCCTTGGCTACCTCAGTAACGCTTTTCTGCGGTTTTACTCCAAGCTGTGCATTGACCTCTTTCTGGACTGTATCGTAGTCATATCCTGCTGCCTTGATGCGGTTCTTTCTGTCATCGCCATTTCCCCACTGTCCTGCAATGACTTCCTTGGCGATTTCTGCCACGCTCTTTTTCGGTGCGGAGGTTGCTCCTGCAAGGCGGTTCACTTCTGCCTGCACCGTTGCGTAGTCATATCCGGCAGCAGCCAGTCTATTCTTGCGGTCATCTCCGTTTCCCCAGTTTCCTGCGAGCACTTCCTTTGCCACCTCAGTGACGGATTTCTTCTCGCCCTGGTTCTCTTTGGTTTCCTCTCCGTAGTAGTAGTCCATATCTACCTTGCCATCGATGCCGCTTACTGTTCCGGAACTGGTGTACTGGTGGAATGCGCAGTCATAGTCCGGAGATCCTGTGTAATCTGCGAGCCAGTACACATACTTGGAGAGCACTTCGTCCGAATACATATTTCTGTGGTAGTCGATGTTGGAATAAACACCTGCCTTGTATCCGTGGCTTTCCACGTACTCACAGAATGCCTTTGTGAATGCGATGCACTCATTCTTTCCGAGGGTCACTCCCTTTGCCTTGGCTTTCTTTACGGTGTCGTACTCAAAATCGTAGAATACGATCACATCTTTTCCGAGACCTGCCTGTTCCATCTGCTTGATGCAGAATGCCGCCTCCTGCGCTGCCTGTTCTGCGTTGAGTGCATAACTGAAATGATATACTCCCTTGATCTCGATGCCATTCTTTCTGCAGCCATCCACATACTGGCGGAACTTTGCGTCTACCGTCTGTGCGTATCCTTCACGGAGGATTGCGAACTTGATGCCGTCTGCTGCTACTCTGGCAAAGTCTACATTGCCATACCAATATGAAATGTCCATACCTTTGATTGCCATATCTGTTTCCTCACTTTCTGTAATAAAATAGGGCAGCCTACTGGCCGCCCTGCTGCGTATGTTTCCTGTTACTGTTCCTCGGTATCATCCGAAGCACCGATGTTGGCGGAGTCGGTCAAGCCTTCCCCGATGATGTAAGCCACCACGGACGCTCCTGCCATAATCAGTGCAGTTACCTGCGTTGCCGTGTTATCTGTTCCGCCTGTGGCGAGGATCATCATTGAGACAAATGATGCCACTGCCGTCCACAGTTTTCTGCTTGTGAGTTTTCTTACCCAGTCGATTTTCTTCATTGCTTTGTCCTCCTGTTATACAATTTGTTTAAGTGCCTGTTCGTTCAAAAAGTCCTTCTGCTCATGCTTGACTTTCTGAGCGTAGTCGAGTGCTGCGTGCATATCCCCATTGCAGTGTGCGTCCGGGATTCTCTGCACCGCTCTGGCTGTCGCTTCTCCGAGTGCCAGGGAAGCATTGACGCAGTTGATGATGCAGAGTTCTTTCTTCTCCCGGATCTGCTCTCTGGCATCTACTTCCTTCTGCCGTTCTTCCCGCTCTGCTTTTTCCTTGTCGGCACGCTTCTGTATACTCTGCTCGATGAGCCAGAAAAAGAAGCCAGTCAGTGCCGATGGGATACTCGCTGCCACGATGATTGCTGTCACATCCATGCGCTGCACCTCCTCTCTAAAAAGACCGCCCTGTCCGGACGGTCCTTAATTCTGATTTAATTTCTCACACCGCTTGCATGGGTACTGCGTCATCGGTATGTGGTAATTTGTGCAGTGGGCACAGGTGCCGCTTTCCTTGCAGTCGAGGTCACATTATTTCATGTGCTTATGGCAGTACCTGCTCCCATGTGCGTGGGTACATTGGAAGTTATTTTGCCTTGGTTTCTGCCTTGTACTTCTCGCCTGTGATTTCCTCGTACTCTGCTTCATCAATAGTTCCCTTCTCCACTCTGGCTGCGATCTGTTCCTTTGTCAGCCTGCCTGCGGCATAAAGTCTTTTCAGACTGTCGATTAATAGTCTCATTATAACAATCCCTCCTCGATAAGCTGTGCGGTGTAATCATCAATCGCCTTGTCGGTGTTGATCTGCTTGATGGATTCCAACATCTGGTATTCCGATACAGTGATTTCCCTGCTTTCGCACTCCCAGTCGGTGTAGGCTTCCATGCCCTCGGTTGCTTCGTGCTGCACTTTCTCGATGTTCTTTCTCTGGATGTAGATGCCGTCAGCCACAAGCTGCAGCTCCTGCGGCTCCTCGGAGCATCTTTCCTTGGTCCATTCCTTCATGATTCTGCCTCCTTTTGATTTTTGATATTATTTTCTTAAGCCGGCCCACATGGATATAAGGTTTTATCCTGCTCTGGTAACAGTCGTATGTGTCCGTGCAGGTAAACCATCCCATGTACGACAGCATGGCTTCGATGTGTCTGTGAAAGTATCCACGGTTTGCTTCCTTTGACCTCTCCATCTTCTTTGCCAACCGTGTTGCGGATAGCATGATGTTCTTTCTGATCAGCGTCTTGTTTCTATAAAATATAAAACCCATGAAGTCCAGTGCCCTACCTATCTTCCGCTTGCCCTTCTCGTAGTAAAATTTGCATACCTGGTAGTTGTGCTTCAGCTTTAATCTGAAACGCTGACCGAGCATCTTCCTTATCTCCACGATGGCTCTCTGGAGGACTTTCTTGCTGCTTGCGAATATGACGATATCGTCCATGTACCTTTGCAGCTTTGGCAGACCGAGCACCTCTGTGATCAGTCGGTCGAGTGGTTCTAAGAGGTAATTTGCCAACCACTGGCTGATGTAAAATCCGAGAGGGATTCCTTTATTAAATCCCTGTAGGCATAATCCGATGATGTATAAAAACCAGTCATCCTTGATTCGGATTGCCAGTTCCTTCATCAGAATTTTCAGCCGGATACTATCATAAAAGTGCCGGATATCCATCTTTGCGAAGCACCGTGTTCCCTTCGGGTCATGCAAAAGCCACCGCTCTATCTGTCTCTTTCCGTAGTGTGCTCCACGCTTTGGGAACGAACCGCAGGAGTATGGATAGGCTGTGGCTGTGATGATTGGCTCTAATACCAGAACGATGATGTGGTGCAGCCATTGTTCATGAATTTCCGGCATATAAATTTTTCGTCTTTTCCCATGTTCGAAGATGATCTTCGGGGGTTCTTTTCTTTGGCTTGTATGCCAGTTCCGGGTGTGGGACGTCCACTCCCTCCGGCTTTGTGTTTAGGATCATGTCGTACATTTTCTGCACCTCATTATCGAGGTGTGCGTCTATGTACTGGATCTCTTTTCTCTTGGTTTTTCCTTTGCGTAATTTCTTATATGCTTTCCGAATGACATCATCCTTCAGCATTTGTTGATACAGATATTTGTACTCTTTGTGACCGTGTTCCGGTTCATTACGCAGATGGATTTCTGTGTGTGTTTTTCGCATTCTGCTGAGTACTCCTATAAGATATTTTTTCTTCTATCTCCTACGCACGGCAGGTGCGACCGCTTTACCGTGCGTCCTGTGTCGGACTCATTTCCACTCATCTTCCCAGTAATGGTGAGTAAACCTTGTTTCAAAGGTCAGCGGTGTAGGAAGCAGGACTGCTTTGGGTTGTTATTCCGTTTAAGATAGAATAAGGCGGCCCCGATGTTCCAGTTGGCATTCCCGGCAGTGTTGTTCACATTCAAGTAGCGCAAACCATCATTCGTACCGTTGTTGCAATTACCGAACCGAAGGGCGACCGCCCGAGGTGACGCAGTCCTGCGCCCCTGTTATTCTTCCTTACGCTATTAAAATCCGATTTTGTTCCACTGGGGGAATTCTGCTGACGCAGACCCCCAGACCCCCTATCACGGTGTCTTGCTTACGCTGCGACCCCGACAGGTGGTAAAAGAAGGACGGCGGCCCCGATGTAACAGCCGGCATTCCCGGCAGTGTTGTCCACACTCAAGGA